CATTCTCACTCCTTAACACAAGGGTTAAAATTCTACGACTTCATTATTGCGAGTAAAAACTAATGGCTAAAGATGCTAAGATTTTATGTCCTTTAATGGGTTCTGAGTGCATCGAGGATGGTGCTATCAAAGATGGTGAGCTGGTCAAGTGCCGGTTCTGGGTGCATGTACAAGGTATGAATCCTCAGACAGGAGAGACAGTCTCTAATGGAGATTGTGCAATAGCTTGGACCCCCATGCTGTTAATCGAGAATTCACAGCAACAAAGGCAGACGGGTGCAGCAGTAGAATCATTTAGAAATGAGATGGTAAAAGCTAATGAGTCAAGTCAGCAACTTCTACAAGCTACAACTAGAGCAGTCGGTATAGACGTAAACAGAATAGAAAAATTAATCTAGCAGCTAAGGGGTTCCATGACATGAACGAACAGGAAGTAGATGCCGTAGCCCAACGACTCTGTGTATTACTAAGAGAGAACCGCAAGGACTTTTTTGTAGAGCCTGAGCAACACTATAATGACCATAGGGATATAGCTAGTTTGATTGCAGACTATAAATCAGCTAAGAACATATTCTGGAAGGCATTCATAGGTCTTGCAGTTTTAGGTGGTCTAGTACTAGCCTTAATTGGTGTGAGCGCCCATAGATGAAGTTAAAGAAACACTCTAGGACTCTGTGGTTTAATGGCGTAATGGGGTTTATATCTGCAGCTTTACTAGGAGCAGAATTCTTTGCTGGTGTTGTTAAAGAACTAGCCCCCGCTTGGCTATACATATCCTTATTAAGTCTCTGCGCTGCTAACAACGCTGCTAATTGGTGGCTACGTATGCATACAGATAGTCCTGTAAAGTGATTAAGCCTAGTACAAGGCAGTCAGTAGGTGGGTTAGGAATTGGTGCAGCACTTCTAGTTTCAGTGATGATGCATGAAGGCTATACAGATAAAGCAGTAATACCCGTGCCGGGAGATGTACCCACAATAGGAGTTGGTAGGACTGAAGGGGTACATATGGGGGATAAGACTGAACCTGTGCGGGAAATGATGCTGCTGTTAAAGAACCTAGATAAGTACGGTAATGGCATTAAAGCCTGTATTAATGTGCCTCTATACCAATATGAGCTAGATGCTTTTGTAAGTCTTGCGTATAATATAGGCATAAATGCTTTCTGTAACAGTACTTTAGTGAAGAAGTTAAATGCTGGAGACTACGCAGGAGCCTGTGAACAGATAATGGTCTGGGACAAGTTTAAAGGTAAGCCATTGAAAGGTCTAACTAATAGGCGTAATGAGGAGTACAGAACATGCCGGGGTTCAGCTTAATCGGGAAGATACGTCTAGGGCTTGAGCTGGCTGCTGTATTATTAGTTATTGGTTGGGTTTGGAATTGGTATAACAAAGCCCCTGTGGTGGTTGGGGAGTCAGTGCTAGGAGTTACAGCATCTGAGGTAGCTAGTGCAGGGACTGAAGGTGTTGTAGTGACGATGCCAGTTATGGCGGTGCGCGGGGGTAGGGTAATAAAAGAGAAGTTAAACTTACCTAAAGAAGTACAAGATAACGACGATAAGAAAGTACTAGATTCTGTTGTAGTCCCCGCAGATGGGCATAGGCACAAAGTAACCCCAGTACTAAACACAGTAACAGGTAAGACAGAAACCTTTGTAGAGACACTACCACTCCCGTGGTTTCAGTTTAAGACTGATGGTGCTGTAGGTGTATACACAGGTATATCGGATGTAGGTGAAGCAGCTAGGATACAGGCACGGCAGACGTTCTTTAGCGTAAAAGCCGTAGACTTTGGTGGCATAGCTTCAGTAGATCAACCTTATGGTGCTGCTAGTAACAACAGCAATGGGTCGGTTCCTACAAGATTCTTTATTGGTGTTGGCGCAGAATATAGGTGGTAAGTAGATGCCTTTACAGAAAATAGAGTTACGCCCGGGAATTAACCGTGAATCTACTACCTACTCTAATGAAGGTGGGTACTATTCTGGCGACAAAATTCGTTTTCGTTCTGGATTCCCAGAGAAAATAGGCGGCTGGACACGTCTATCAAACACCACCTTCCTAGGTACATGCCGTGCATTAGTTAACTGGGCCTCGCTGACAGGTAATAACTACTTAGGGGTAGGCACTAATCTTAAATACTACATTGAACTTGGTGGAGTCTACAACGATGTAACCCCCATCATAGCTACTAGCGTATACAACAGTAAGATGTCAGTGCCCTACACAGCGCTAGGTGGCACTATAGATGCAAGTGTTACATCACTAACACTAACTAGCGCAACGACATTTGCACCGTCTGGGGTCATTAAGATCGACTCAGAGCAGATATACTACGGTTCTATTTTAGGTAACGTACTGTCTCTATTATCCCGTGGGTATAACAGTACAACAGCAGCGTCGCATACAACTGGTGCTGGGGTAGGTACATCAACTATTACCTTTAGTGATACTGATAATGACGGGCAGAATAATGACTTTGTTACGTATACGGGCGCTTCTGGGTTTGCAGGTATATCCGCGTCGTTACTTAATGCAGAACACCAGATAACAAAAACTATCGACTCTTACTACTATATCACAGTGCCGCAGACGGCATTAGGAGTCTTATCAACTGTAGCAATTACGGGTATCGCAGGTCAGTTCTCATGCACGGCTGCGCTTGGCGCGGTAGTAGTTGGTAATACTATAGCTATTTCCGGCACGTTCGGCGGTACAGGGTCTATCACCGGATACACTAACCCCACGACATACTACATAATTGCCGCTAATGTTGGCGGCTCAACCTTTACTTTATCTGATACACAAAACGGCCTGCCTATTACTACAACTGCCGGTACACCTACAGGGCTTACCTATACAGTTGCTGCACAAGCCTTTTCTACATCGGCTCAAACAGGGGCATCATTAGCAACTATAGTAATTACAGGCATTGCAGGTACATTTACTTGTGCTGCTGCAACTCTAGCAGTGGGTATGACAGTGGGAGTTACCGGGGCTTATGCGGGTACAGGTTCTATAGTTGGTTATGCCAGCCCTAAGACATACTACATAATAGTCACCAATGGATCTACAACATTTACCTTGTCTGCTACTCCCGGTGGTGCTGCTATTACAACTACGGCGGGTACACCTACAGCTTTCGGGTCCGGTGGTCCTTTGTTTGGAGTTAACGGAGGGGGTACATTAACAGTAGCCTACCAAGTACATGCAGGATTAGACATATATACAGTAGGTCTAGGTTGGGGGTCCAATGTATGGGGACGTAGTACTTGGGGCAGTGCTGGTACTACGGGACTAGGGCAGCAGCTTAGACTATGGACCCATGATAACTACGGTGAGGATTTGATATTTGCACCTAGAAGCGGGGCTATATACTACTGGGCTTCTTCTGGAGGAACATCAGCTAGAGGGGTAGCATTAAGTACGTTATCTACTACTAATGGGTTTGATGGTACGTTTGTACCCCATACTACCAATCAAGTTATTATGTCAGGTGATTCTCGTTTTGTGGTATGTCTTGGAGCTAACTCATACGACCCTACAGACTCAAATACAGCATTTGATCCAATGATGGTTCGGTGGTCAGATCAAGAAAGCCCATACCAGTGGGTGCCAGCAGTTACTAATCAGTGCGGTGAGTATCGACTATCTAGTGGTTCTTATATAGTTTGCGGTCAGACAACTAGGCAGGAGACACTTATATGGACCAGTAATGCCTTGTACTCCATGCAGTATCTAGGGCCACCCTACGTATTTGGTATTAATCTGATGTCTGGAGAAAGCTCTATTATGTCTCCTAGGGCTATGTTTACTGTCAATAATGTTACTTACTGGATGGGTACTGATAAATTCTATTCTTACTCAGGACGGGTAGAGACACTACCGTGTACCCTAAAGCAGTACATATTTAATGATATAAATAGGGATCAGTCATACCAAGTATTCTCCGGGGGTAACGAAGGCTACAATGAGATCTGGTGGTATTACTGTTCGGCAAACTCTACTACGATTGATCGGTATGTAATATACAACCACCTAGAACGTATTTGGTATTATGGAATGTTGGATAGAACTGCATGGTTAGATAGTTCGCTACGGCCTTACCCTATGGGTGCTGACTATAATAACCGAATCCTATACCATGAATCTTCTTCTGATGATGAATCAGGTACCACCCCAGTAGCTATCAGTGCGTATATAGAGTCATCTGACTTTGATATTAGTGATGGGCAGGCTATTGCTTTTGTATGGCGTATGCTACCGGATGTAACTTTTATAGGATCTACACCACCAGAAGGTGTACCACCGCAGGTTATATTATCGCTAGAACAACGTCGTAATTCAGGTGCAGGCTATGGCCCTGCAAATGCTCCCCTAATTACATCAGATGTAACAATAACAGGGACTGGGGTTAGTCGGACAGCTACATCAGTTAGTACAATGTTCAATACTGTAGCAATTGATGCAACTGTTATTCAGCCTTTACTGTATGCCTTACAAACTCCAACGGGCACATGGAATATAACAGCTAAGACTTCTAGTTCTGTTGTGACAATTACTACCCCTAAAGGTTATGTAAATGAAACTGCTGTGTTAGGTAAGCTGTGGACTAAACCGACAGTAACTAGAACTGCCTCATACCCTATTGAAGAATTTACAGGGCAGGTGTACACAAGAATCCGTGGTAGACAGATGCTCATGCGTATAGAATCAGAGAGGCTAGGAACTAGATGGCAGTTGGGTTCTGTTAGAATTGATATTCGTACTGACGGCAGGAGATAATATGGCATCGTCTATCCCACCAGTAGGACCAAACTTGCAGTTAGCTTCGGCAGAATACGATCCTAGACAAGCAGACCAACTAGCAAAACAACTGAGGTTGTATATGAATACTGTAGGTAATGCTAGTGGTGGTAGTAGTAGTAGTGGTAGCGGTAATGGTGCGTCTAGTACTCTGTTATGGATAACTTGGGGGTGTAACTAATGGCCTACCAAGACATCACAGGCATACAGATAGCACAAGCAGAAGTAACTACGGGGTACACAACTATATACACTGTAGCGGCATCTCAACGGCTGTATATAAAATGCGTAGATGTGTGCAATACAAGTGGGGCTGCTACTACATTTACTATGCACTTAGTGGCAAACGGCAGTTCAGCGCTCGTAGCAAATGCATTATTTTATGGTTCATCTATTGCTGCAAATGATAACTTACAGTGGACCGGTACTCAGCTGATAGACGTTGGTGCTACGATACAAGTTAAAGCCTCAGCTGCAAACCTAACTGTTACCATTAGTGGTGGAATAGCCGTATAATATACGGAATTAATAGGGAGTTTTTATGAGTTTACATCCAGACGTACAAAACCTAGCTGCCCAAGGGCGTAATGGTGACTCGATGCTTTTGCATGTCACCCCCGATGAGGTTCAAGGGCTTCATCAGTTAGCTCTGATGCATGGTACTAAGATGACTATAAACCCAGTAACGGGACTCCCTGAAGCTAACTTCATGAAAGACTGGCTACCTGTAATTGTTGGTGGTCTAGCTACTATTGCTACAGGGGGGATGGCAGCTCCTTTCATGATTGGTGCAGGTGCTCTGACTGCCTTTGGTACCAGCATGGCGGTAGGTAACAGCTTTAAGAAATCACTGTTTACTGGTCTGATGGCTGGTGCTGGCGGTGCATTAGGTGCTGGATTAGGGGCAGCGGGGGGAGCGGCGGCGGGGGGAGTAGGGACAACAATAGGGACAGTAGCAGCAGAGGCAGCTCCGGGTGTATTTGGCGCGGCAGGGCGAGGAATAGCATCACAAGCGCTGACAAAGGGGATAAGTGCAGGGGCTACTGAAGCTGCTGCTGGCGGGTTGGGTGGGTTTGCCTCAACACAAGGAGCTAATCTAGCTTCCGGTGCTGGTAGGTTTGG